TGCGGGGGCTAACAATCTTGTACATGGTTTCCTTACGCTGTTTGGGCTTGGACAGAAATAACAATGTCATAAGCGGGATAGTCCGCGCCACCAATAGACACAGCCGTAGGGTTACCCGACTTTACGGCGACATTCTTGGCGAGAAGCTTGGACGCAATCTGCAATAAATCACGCAAAGCGTCAAGGTTGCCGGGGCCCGAACCAATTATTTTCACGGGGAAATCCATACGGACGATGTTGTAGTTCCACGCGTCAAAAGACGGGGCGTCAATAAACACACAAGACGTGGTTATCTGGCGAGGGTCTATCGCCACTGGTAGCCCTGTAATGGTCTTGAGCGTGGCTGAGAGGTCGTCTAAAGCCTCGTTAAAGAGGTCGTTGTATGGCAAGGCCATTAGGCGACCTGTGGGCGGTTAATGCCCAATAGTTGCAACACCATCGGGGTAATCCCGTTAGCAGGTGGGCTACCCATACCGTCAAACGATGCCAACGCGGTGTATGAGCCTTGCTGACGGAAGTACGCCGCGCCAATCATAATCGTGCCGAGTGTGACGTCGCCACCGGGGGAAGTAGTAAGCGAGTCCTCAAGGTAGCCCGCTTCGACACGGCGACGATACGCGAAAGCGTTAGCAGCTGCGGCGCACTGTGTAAGCAGAGTGGCAGCGTTCGCACTCGTGAGCGGAATGTCAAGATAGGTGGAGATAGCACTGGCGTTAATCCATGTACACGTCTGTGTCCACGTCAAAGTACCTGTAGGTACCGCAGTAGACCACTCTAAATCGTCTCCCTGATCGTAGAAAAGAATTTGGTTAGCGCGTTGCTCGGTGGGGTTATACAACCATTCGCCCGTGGAAGCGTCGGTACCGATGTAGGCGTTCTGTGGACAGAATAAAACAGTGTGCGCACCGTTAAGTCCATGTCCAAGCCCAGCCAGCGTGACTGACTGACCGGGCTCGACAGGGGTGTCTGTCAGTGTTTGTACGACTGCGTAATCGTCTAAACGCTGATGCGCAATAACGGTATAAACCGCCATGACGGTACCAGCCTTTCAGTTAATTAAACAGCGGGCCCAAGTGCCCAGCAAGCGTTTTCCTGCATGATTGCACTGGCAAAATACCCTCTGAAACTTAGCTGGCGTCCGAGAGAGGAGGGTACCTCAACACTAACACTGCCTTTTTGATTTTCGAACACCTCCATGAAACGAGCGTTTGCAAGGAACAAGTAATCCTCTGCATCGCCCGTGACACGCACTGCTTGGTCTTTGACTTGGTTAGAAACAACAAGTTGCAAGCCGAGAGGGTTGCCGTTCCACTGTGTCACGCCACCGGGCAAGGTGCCGATGCCGTTAATTGGCGCAGTCTGTGGGAAAACTGGACGGCCCTGTTGATCAACAAGTGAACCCAACTTGGCCCAGCTTTGAGGGCTAACAATCAAGTGTGTTGGCAAGTAGTTACCTACGCTGGCAATTGCTGCAGCGACACCGTAAAGGTCTGCAACGACTTCTTCTGCATCGGTAAGGTCTGTTACCTCAAAGTTGTTGGCGTCAATGTTTGCAGCCATTGTTGCAACTGCCGAGTATTCGGTCGCCAAGGCGTACTGTCCTGCAAGGTCTTGCAACACTGCGGTGAGCATTGAAGGATCACTCCAGTCGATTACTTGTTCGGAGAGCAACACGGTGCCACCGAAAGTGCCTTTTGTTACTTGCACTTCTTCAATTTCGAGTGTGCGAGTAGAAAGACCAGTTAATTCGGTGTTTTGCTGAGCAACAGAAACGTGCTGTGCAATGCGTGGACGGATAAACACTTTGCCGAGTGCTGGCATTGAGCGAGGCCCAAGTGCCGAAACGAGCGGGCGCAAAGGGTTAATGTCGTCATACAACGGCTGAACAATTGGCTCTGGCACCACTGAGTCGCTGACAACAATGTCTCCAGCTGCTGCGCGAATGTTTGCGTTTAATTGTGCGAACTCGGAACCGCCTACAGTCATTGCTGCAAGGTATTCGCCGGGTGAAGGCAAACGGAATTGGCGGGTAGGCATAGCAAAAAGCGGTGTCGGTGTTGCTGCTTCTACGACTGTTTCTGGTTGTACTGCGTCCACGGTTTCTGTCTCCTCGACTTGTTCTGGTGTGGGGTCTGTGTCGGGTTCTTCATCGGATGATAACACGAAATCATCTGCCGATGCGAGAACTTGTGTAATTTGTGCGCCCGCAAAAGCAGGCGTTGGCACTAGCGATATTTCTTCCCAAGTAGCCTCAGAGACAATCGTGCGTCCCTGTGCGTCAATGGTGGACTTAGTTGGATTGACACCTACCGACACGGCAAAAGCCCCCATGCCCGCAAGTTCTAAGGCGTCATCTGCCATAGAAGTGCGAGCCAGTTTTAACGATGCCAGCATCGCCTCAGGCGTATCTACGGTGTCGGCAACTACGCCTACAACCATTTGAGGGTTGTGGAACATAAACACGCGGGGCGCTCGGTCAAACTTTAATGACCCCGGCAAAAACGACACCTCAGTGCCGTCACTTACAGTCGCAAAGACGTTATAAGGCACCGCAATAGCGTCTATTTGGCGCAGGCTTTCGCCTTCTTCCGCTTTGACAATTACTTCATCGCTGGTAAATCTGATCATGCTCGGTTTTCTCCTGTTTCGGTCATTGTTACATCTTCACGCATTGTGTCTGCGTCGTCCAGTTCGCCTAAATACTCATCGGTGTCAAACTCGACATAAGTACCTTGTGGTAACACTTGGTTGCTCGACAAGGTTGAGGCGATGCACTCCGCCCATATTTTTGTGCCAAATAGGAATGTGTCCCAACGAGACTCGCGACTGTTCGTATAGGCGTAAGACCCCGTGGGTATTCCAAGCAGATAAGGAGGCAACTGGCTAATTTGCGCCATTTGCAAGGCTGAGAATTGCGCCGACTCAATTAAAAGCATCTTGTCTGGCGTGGCGTTAGTTGCCTCATACGACAAAAACTCGTTTAATGCAGCTGTCTGATTGGTGCGTCTTGCAGCGTTAAAAGCAGCCGAAAGGTCTGCAAGTTCTTGGGCCGACAAGGGCTCGCCACCAGTTTGGCGCAGGATGCCAGACGGTATAGATGTCTCGGCATTTCGCGCTCTGCTGGCCTCTACCTTAAGTGCGGTAGCGATCGTTTCACTGTTGGAATAGATAATGCCTTCGACTGGGCTAATAAATTGCACCACGTTCATAGGGTCAATTTCTAAACCGTTAAATTCCAGTTCTTGCGCTGGGGCAAACCAAATATCCTGCGGCATTTTTGGTGACGAAACCATAGCGGCCGGAAGACGGCTAAACGATGCTGGGAACCCGTCTGCTGTTCTGCTGGAAATAAAAAGAAAGGCTCGACCCCAAAAGAAAAGGTCATCAAATAACCAAGCCATAAGGGTTTCGTAAGGCAAGGCTGGGTCTGGTCGGCGTAACCATGAGCGAGGCGCAAGGTCTATATAGTCCATTTCGCGCTCGGTTTCGTTCCACTGCTCTCGGTACATCTTTAACGGCATCGCCGAAATAATGCTGGCGTGAATTGTGCGGGCCCGCGCAATCGCAGGAACCCGCATAGCCATATTGCGCATAGCGCCCTGCTGGTAAGTGTAAAACTGCCCAACCATTGAGGAACCAGCGTTACCCGTGGAATATGAACCCGCCGCAGCTGCTTTTTGGGCTGGCTCTGCGCTCATCTGTGCTTTAGTTTCTTTTCGGATAAACAATGGCATTTTACATTCCTCGAATAGTGGCCTGCCGTTAATCCCGACAACTAACGACAAGCCTGCCTAAATAGTAACCGTACTACATCACCACTAGCATAGGTTTCTGTCGGTTTTGTGGTCGGCTTACAGCAGACACAGCCCACACCATGCAACGCGCCGCCTCAATAGGCCCCGGTGACTTCTGCGATGACAACACATAACCCTGCGCGGTGCGTACACCTGTCGCTCGGTTCACATGCTCGGCAAGTGTTTGGTTTCCGTCATGCAACACCTTG